TGATACCCCAACCCAACCAGCGATAGGAGGGTTCCATGTATTGTCTCACAGTTCGGCCACCACCTTCGAACTCAGGTAGCACCTTTTGAAACTGGTTCTCGTTCACCATGTAACGAACCTGACCTTCCAGACTACTGGGATCACAACCATACTGTTTACAAAAAGCACCCAGTCCTAAGTATCGTGCTTCAGTAGTCCATTGAATCAGACCATAACCTCCTCTCTTACATTGTTCGTAAGGAACACGAGCACCACCCTCACAAATATTTGAATGAAAGTTAGACTCTGATCTAATGTTACCCAGAATCGCTGCAAGTGCATTTCGATCAGTAATACGAGTCTGTTCTTGAAGTTGTTTTAAAACATACTTTTCATTAGGAGAACAATCAGGACACGTCCAAGTTTTGATATCTTCAATTTGGACGGGAACTGCAGTCTCTTCATTAACACTAATGTCCTTTGGGGTCGATGCAACACAGGCAGTTCCAGTGATAAGTGCTGTTGCAACTATAGCATTAAAAATTTTGTTCATAATAATCAAACGTTAAAATAATCCTTACGGTAGTACCGTCCAAGGATATTCGAATTGTAGTACAAAGGGGTCTCGTCTGTCAACTTCTGAGACAGGACCTCGTTGAGGAACAACTGTCTGGTCTCCTCAAAGTTAACCTTTCCCTTTGTAGTATGTAGGGATAATATTTCTCTCTTGAAAAATATTGGATTCTTAACAGCCTTAAAGTCTTCCTTTAATTCTGGACATGATCCGTAATACCGCTTCCAATCACTCTCCTGTTTAACCTTTCGTTTCTTTCCTGGTGGTTTTCGGAAAGACCAGAAGTATTTTCTCCCAATATATTGGCGACCGTTGAGGAGATTTGTAATCCGATAGACAAAACCGAAGTTATCGTCAATATTCTCAGATAAAAAAGGGGCTCCCTCAAAAGTCCAGGGGTTTTCGTAGTCACACACTCAGATCTCACATAGTTCTGAGTTATGTATCATCAATCAGAGTTTGAATCCTGAGAATGTGTCCTTCTTGACATCTTGTTTGATACCACCGACGACATAAGACTCAACCTCTGTCTCTTGTGGAGCAACCTGGAGACCCTTAGAAGAGATCCAGTGTTGTGTCCAAGGAAGAGGATTGTTCTTTGCAGCAACATCATATACAGGTTTGAGACCAATTGCTTTCATTCTACGATTGGCGACCCACTCAACATACTTCTTCAGAAGTGTGTCATTGAGACCAATCATACTACCGTTCTGGAACAGGTAGTCTGCCCATCTCTTCTCTTCGTTGACAGCCTTGTCGAACATGGCATACAACCACTCTTCCTCTTCTTTCATGATCTCCTTCATCTCGGGATCATCACCCGATCTCCACTTGTTCAGGATGTTCTGGGTGATTGCTAGGTGTTGGTTCTCGTCTCTTGCGATAAGAGAGATGATCTTAGCTGATCCTTCCATAAGCTTAAGTTCACCGAAGGCGAAACTACAAGCAAAACTAACGTAGAACCTAATACCCTCAAGAATGTTAACGTTGGCGACTGCTCTGAACAGTTTGCGTTTGACATCTTTGATTTCCCATTTGGATGAAGGTGAATTACGGAAGTCTTCCTTCCACATATTACCATTACCCCATTGTTGGGCACCGTTGATGAAGTCGTCGTATGACTCAGTGACACTCTTAGCACGTTCAAGAATTCTCTCGTCAGTGATGATGTGATCAAAAATATCTGATGGGTCAGGGTAGATATTCTTGATGATATACGTGTAAGAACGACTATGGATCATCTCCATAAATCCCCAGACTTCCATACATGCTTCAAGTTCAGGGAGAGAACAGTAAGGAATGAATGCCATCCCTGGTCCTCTACCCTGAATCGAATCCAACATGATCTGATACTTCAGGTTAGAAGTATAGATGTGTTTCTGTTCTGGTCTGAGTAACTGATAATCTGCTCTATCCTTTTGAAGGGAGACCTCCTCAGGTCTCCAGAAATATCCTAGTTGTTGTGTTGTCAGTTTTTCAAAGACTGGATACTTGTAAGAATCGTATCTTTGAACTCCCAACGGTTTTCCAAAAAACATTGGTTGTTTTTTAGAATCATGGACTTCGGTATTGAATACCGTCATCCCTTCCACCTTATCCATCGTAAAATTGTCCACCGATGAAACCTTAAACTGCACAGGATTCACACTCTCCCTCCTCTACTTGTTCTAGTTCTGCTAACAGATTATTAAGTTCCGACTTCTCTTCTACTACTTCATCCGTCTTGATGTCGTAGGTGTTCTGGTAATAAGAAGTCTTCCAACCATACTTATATGTAGTCAAAAGGTCATTAGCCATCTGTGAGACTGGGACCTCATTATCAGGATAGTTCTCTGGATTGTAACTCCAGTTACCAGAAATTGCCTGGTCAAAGAACTTCTGCATGACGGACACCACATTAATGTATCCCTGGTTACTTGTCATCTCCCAGAGGAGAGTATAATTATTCTTAAGCGTTTGATAAGACGGGACAATCTGTTTAAGGGGGCCCTTCTTGCTCTTCTTAATGGACAGATAGTCTCTAGGTGGTTCAATTCCATTTGTTGCGTTTGACACAACGGAACTGCTCTCCGATGGCATCTGAGCAGACAGTGTTGAGTGCCGTAATCCGTGTTCGGTGATAGATGCTCTAAGAGATTCCCAATCATGTGTAAGCTCCTGAGAAGTAATTTCGTCAACATCCGTTTTATACGTGTCGATGGGAAGGATTCCATCAGCATACTTAGTTCTACCAAAATATTCACAGTGTCCCTTCTCTTTGGCAATTTCATTGGATGACTTGAGAAGGTAATACTGGAAGGACTCTGACAGACCATGGACTGCATCCCAAGCCTCTTGGGAATCGTAATTATAACCCAACTTGGCAAGATAGTGTGCAAGACCAATGAACCCGACTCCAAGGGATCTACGGGCCTTTGTAGCGACTTCCGCAACCTTGATCGGATACTCCTGATAGTCAATCAACTCTTCCAAACCTCTAACCGAAAGGTCACAAAGATCCTCCAGTTCTTCGTCCGACTTAATTTTACCCACGTTAACGGCAGACAAAATACACAACGCAATTTCACCAGGCATCTCCTCGTCGATGTGGTTCAGTGGTTCTGTGGGGAGAGTGATCTCTTGACACAGGTTACTCATATTCACTTTGTCCTTGAAGGAAGAGTGACTATTACAGTGGTCGATGTTCATGATGTAGATACGACCAGTCTCTGCTCTTTCCTTCAGGAGGTCCAGAATGAGTTCTTGAGCCCCGACAGTTTTTCTTGGAACAGACTCATCTCGTTCAAACCCCACATATAAATCATCGAACCTATCAGTACCAAAAGCGTCATAGAGACCTGGTACGTCATGCGGTGAGAAGAGGCTAATCTCTCCATCCTGGATGAAACGTTCGTAGAAAATCTTTGAAAGTTGGATCGAATAGTCAAGTTTACGTACCCTGTTATCTTCTGTTCCTTTGTTGTTCTTGAGAACAATAATATCTTCTATTTCTTTGTGCCAGATTGGAAAGTGAACCGTAGCTGATCCACCGCGGATGCCGTTTTGAGTACAGCATCTGACAGTCGATTCAAATTTTTTGAGAAACGGAACAACGCCAGTGTGCTGAACTTCACCGCCTCGGATTTTGCTGTTGATGCCACGGATTCGACCCGCGTTGATACCGATGCCCGCCCTTTGTGCAACGTATCTGCCGATAGCCATATCAGAACTAAAGATGCTATCGAGGGAGTCATCAACATCAACAAGAACACAGCTAGCAAATTGTCGAAGTGGAGTTCGCACTCCCGCCATGATAGGTGTGGGAATGTTGATTCGGTGTCTGGAGATTGCGTCGTAGTATCTTTTGACATAGGATAGTCTTGTTTCTTTGGGGTACTCCTGGAAGATAGTCAATGCAATCATGATATACATGAACTGCGGGGTCTCGTAGACCGTACCACTGCTTCTATCCTGTACTAGGTATTTATCCACAACTTGCCGCAATCCTGCATAGGTAAACAGGTAATCACGGTGGTGATCAACGTACTTCTCAACCTGTTGAATCTCCTCCAAAGAATACTTGGTGAAGATTCCTTTGTCATACACACCCTCATAAGCAAGTTTCTGGATGTGTTCTACCAGGGATGGTAGTTCATGCATCTTACCAAACAGTTGCTTACGGACCGAGAACAGGAGGAGACGTGCAGCAACGAACTGGTAGTTCGGATGGTCAAGATCAATCAGGTCAGAGGCACTCTTGATCAAGATTTCTTGAATCTCTTCAGTAGTAATACCGTCATAGAACTGAATACCAGAAGTCATCTCAACCTGACTTGCAGACACACCAGCAAGACCCTTGGTTGCTTCATCAACCATCTTGTGCATCTTATCCAGGTCCAGTTTCTCGACCGAACCATTTCTCTTAGTAACTTTCAATCCGTTGCTCATATCTTTTTCCAGGTTGTAAATTTGAGTTTTGCTTGTAAACCACTATAGGTGTTTGATTCTACTATCTCTTGAACCTTATGTCCAGAAAGAACCATATCATTTATGTCTTTGTCCCTGATGTTGGAGGGCCAGATGACGACTCGTTCTCCTCGTTCAATACATCGTTCAATTCTCGCAACAATTTCTTTATTACGGGGTTCATTATCGTATACAAAAACTTTGTCGCTTCCTTCAAGATCACCAACTTCACCATCACTACCACACAGAGCCACACTATTGTTGATGAAAGTGCTGTCGAAGGGTCCTTCGACCACATAGACTGGTAGTTTTTTATCGATTGTGTCAAGCCCGAAAACTTTGGGAGCATCGTCGTCCAACATGATGGTTAAGTATTTAATAGGGTTCGAAGAGAGTGCTCTCCCCTGAACTCCGATCAGTTTGTTATTCCTGACAAGAGGAATGACAATACGTTTCTCTCCAAACTTTGGATTGTCAAAGGACCCTGGTTTGATACTATTAACAAACTCTTGAAAGTTTTCGGCATAGAAATATGTCCCAGTGAAGATAGCTCTATCCATGAGATATCTCTTGGACAGATCAACACTGAATGCGTCTGGTAAATCGATCACGATCTTCTTTTTAAAAGTCGGTTTCGATGTATCTAGTTTCTTGAATATGTCCTCAGGATTTTCTGTCTGAAAATTCTTACCACTCTTCCCATCCTTAAACTTTTCGAACACATACTCTTTGTGTGTCTCTGGATCAAGATCCTTCAGGAAAGTATTGAAGGATATACTGATACCACAATTGTGACACTTGTAGTTGGTATTGTTCTTTACGCGATACAGATACCCTCGTGCCTTATTCTTTTGCTTCTGACTGTCACCACAGATCGGACAACGGAAGTTGTACAGATGTGGTTTTACCTTTTTGAACTTTGGTAGTCGGGAGGAAATCAGATTGATGTACTTAACATCAATAAAATCCATATCACCTAGTATAACTCGTCTCTATTGTAGGGACTACTGGAGGACCTGTCAAGAGTTGTGGGAACGCCGTCACAACTCTCAATCCAATAGTGATGACAGCAAGACCACCAACTGCCATCCAAACTCTTTTCTCTAGTCCACGTATTCTTTGCAATACGATGTCATGATCCCCGTCCATTTTATCACGGAGTTTGTCAATCTTTGCAAACAATACAGTGTCAATTTCTTCTTGTTTTGAGATTCGCTCTTCATGAACTGCAAGCATTCTACTCACAGTAGTATTTACTTCAGATAATTTTTGGATTGCTGTATCGATCCTGAGAACAATTGGTTTCAGGTCTTCTATCTTCTGTTCTAATACTGCAATCTTAACTTGATTGTCCATTCTGAGGTTTGAAGTATGGATTGAAATCTAACGCTTTCTTCTTAGCCTTTCTATCCTTTCTCTTCTGTTGTCTATCCATCAGATCTTTGATGGCCTTTTTAACGTACTTATTACGACCGTCTAATTTAATGGTGGGATCATAACCAGCAGTAGGACCAGCAGCAGGGGAGGACCCACTAAATCCGCCACTTCCCCCAGGAGGATTTGCCACCATGCCTTCCTCATTGACACTGAACTCATTATACATTGCTGAACGAAATGCATTTACAAACCTATCAATTTTGTCTTTATCCATTTGTTATACCATTAAGTGCATCTAAACAAGTTTGATCTAGTTCGATCTCATGGATATATGTTTGGGGGTAATCAGGTAACTTATTAAGGAAAACCACAAATGATTTTATGGCAGACCACAAGTTTTTATCAATCTTGTAAAACAACATTGGGGTTGTTGCATCACCAAAGATATTGTAAAGAATAATAAAATGGTTCACCAGAAGATGAACCTTTAAATCACCAGTTGTCTTGTATCTTTTCAGGAGTCTCTTGATATATCTGAACCGACTCAGATCCTTATCAAAATCCTCCCGTGTTACAGCCTGCGGATTCTCATAATTTTTAATTGCGAAGATGAGGAAGTTTTCCTCATTCAATTCATTAAATAACATTTATCATTCAGGTGTTGGATATGGGAACGCAGTGGATGTAGTGATACCAGACATTGCAACCAGAGTTTCTTTCTTAACTCTCAAGTTACCTTCGTTATCGAGATAGGTTGTAACACCAACCCAACCCTCAGCATCAACATTGTACTGAGTGTTTGAACCGAGAAGAAGGTCAGGACCATTCTCAACACCATAGACTACAGCGTCGTATCCACCCTCTCTTCTCTTGAATCTCAGTTGCTCACCAGTAGCAATACCAGCACTAATTGTTGAACCGAGTGTAATCGAAGCGGAAGCGACTGAAGAAATGATGATATCGTTACCATCATTAATCAAGAAGTCATTCGCATTGATGAAGGTTGATACTGCAGTCTCGACGAGATCTGTACCTACACCAGCGTTTGTTGTTGCAGATCCGACTTGTGGGATTGTCTGAGTACCTGCAGTTTCAGCTTTGGTTCTTGAGAATGCAACATTAAGTACGGATGACTTAGGAAGTTGCGATACGGTAAACTGAGCACCAGCAATGGCTGCACCAGTCAGACCCATGGTTGAACCGATGGTCAGTGACTCAGAGTCAGCGATACTAACGATGACAGCATCACCGTAATATGTGTTACCACTTCCTCTTTGACCAAAACGGATTACGTCACCCTCTGCACAGCCACCATCAATACCAAATGATGTTCCAGAACCTGTTACAGCTCCAGTAGAGTAATTAAGGGAAACTGTACCTGCAGATCCCACATTGTCGTTGTTTCCCCAAAGTGCCATGTCT